TTAGCATTGTTTAGGACATTAGATCCTTTAGAAAGAGTTCCAATTAGTGCCAAGGGATTAGTGAAAGCTCGTCCGCTGGTTATGTCTCCTAGAACATCTACGGCTCCTTGTGCTACACCGCCAGGTCCGAATAGATTAGACACACCGCCGCCCGCCGGAGTCAGTGGGCTAGGCGATCGATCGTAGAGATCAACTCCAAATCCTTTGGGACTACCGATTTCCACAGCACCCTGACCATAAAAAACTGCTTCATAGGCGATATTCATGGTGTTTTCTACTGGGTCGTTATCTGAATAAGCCAATGTATCGTGTTGCCAACCTGTAATGATCGGATTGACTAGGGTATATGCTTGATAAGTTTTCCTAGACAACTGATAGATCTGTATCGAAGAAAAGAAAGGTTTTTTACTGCCGTTATCGAGACCAAATCTATATTCATTTCTAGATTGTGGCTCATAGGTATTTCGTTGGAAGGCTGCGGGCACCGATGACTCAGCAGATCCTGCAGGGCTCCTAGGATTTCCCAGTAATCTTCCTAGACCCGGTATTAAGCTGCCCATAAAGCCCGAAATATTAGACACTCCGGGTTTCGGAACAGAACCAGCAGATCCTCCGTGAGACGAATCTGCGAAATAATAACCATAGTATAAAGTCCATAGCTGTGTGCTTATACCAAGATTATCGTCGTGAAATTTCACAGTGATTGGATCGTATTCGAGTTTGGTCTGGACCTGCTTTTTTCTGTTGTATTGATGGGGATTATCCACAGAAATTTTAAATTTTGGTAAGTCGACTGACTTGACCAGTAGGCTTACCTGCGTTTTATGATTTTCTGAAAACGTCGAAGAGCGTATAGCCTCGGGATTGAAATTAAACACTACATGATAAAGGAACTTTACCTTTGGCGCTAGTCTAAAACTAGAATCAGTGAATATCTTGTTGGCGTGACTAAAGTCGCCAGAGACGCCTTTGGGGTTACCGAGACCTTGACCTAGATTGTTAAGGAAATCGTTGAGGAAATTTGCCATATAATTATTTATCGATAAAAAAAGCTGCTCGAAAGCAGCTTTTTTATTCCGAGATCAAAGCCATTAACCAGTGGTACCACTACCTGTGACCAACTGACCAATAGTCCTACCAATAGCAGCGCCAACACCTCTGTCATTGCCTGCACCTTGGGCGCCTTTGAACTGCACAGCGTTGTCGTATCTAATAGTAAGTGAAACTGTGACCGGCTCGCTCGAGGTGTAATCTAATGTGTTGTAATTAGCCCCTTGTAGATAGCAACCATAGATTTCCCAAGTTTCGAACACACCAGTGTTTTCAGCGTTCTGACCGTTACCACCATCTAATACCTCGATCCTGGTAGTAAATTTATAGTCAATACCTGAAGCTGCGCTAGACTGCTCGAAGAAATCGAACTGTTTCTGCAACTGCTGACCTACTAACTTCTGTACTTCGCCCGAGACGTCGTCTCTTAACTGCAATGTAATGTTATCCCATACAGGTCTACCAGCTAGACGTACACGCGAGTTATACACCGCAATTTCCGTGTCGTCGAATGTTACGCTGGGTCTAGTAACGTTCATTACCTGTTTAGTGATTTCTGTCGTTGGTTTGGAAACCCCGAAGTTCTCCAAAAACACACGGAATCTGTATTGTAGTTTAGGCATCAGCAGACCCTGCGAGTTCGCAGTTTCTGTGCTTCCTAATGGTACGCTAAATCTAGCTAGGGTTGAAATTGACATCTTTAGTTCTCCGTTTGTTTATTTACCTTGATTTAAGTAGCCGAAAGTTCACCGGTATTCTTGATTCTCAATGGAATGTAGATGAACTCAATGGCCTTGACTGGTTCGATGGCTACGTCAACATAAAGCTCGTTCCTGTCGATCCTGCTAGGCGTATTGTTAGATTCGTCACAGACAACTAGGAAGTCATAGATAGCTCTTAGTCCTACTAACTCTAACAGCAAGCTTTCTACCTGTGCTTTGATCTCGTCTCTGGTAATCTTATCATTAGGTTCGAAAATATAAGGTTTAGCCAGTCTGTTCAGTTGACTTCTTAAGTAGATCACGAGTCTCGAAACATTGATCCTGTCTAGAGCAGAATCGTTTCTGGCACGAGTCTTCTGTCCAAAATTGACTAGGCCGGCACCTACGAAGAATGTGATAGGATTGATCTTTAGATTGTAAAGGGTGTCTCTCTGACCTTGATTTAAAGCCACGGTCTTGAACTCTCCCTCTGAGGTAATAAATCCCACAGATGTAGCATTAGTAATACCACCTCTTCTAGTTCCAGCAGGCGCAAACCAAGGATAAGCTACTTGGTCGTTGAGCGCCATCATCCTTAAAATCATGTGGCTCGGCGGAACTACGATGTCTCTTCCAAAGTTGTCTGAAGTAAAGCCCCATGGATAGAACACACCTAGATATTCGTCTGAACTGACCAGCCCCTGGTCGTTGTCTTCCAGTGCTCCTCTGAGATTGGTCCCCCACTCATTGAGGCTGGTCGCATCTGCAGCCAATCTCGATGGTGTGTCTCCCACTATGAATGAAGTCAGTCCGCGATCGTAGTTAACTCCGACCATTTCACCGATCAGCTCAGGGTATCCTGGGCAGGCTAAGAGATTGTAGTTGTAACGCTCAGTGTCACGGATGTCTTGATTGCTGTTAGCCACAGCTTGCAGAGCCTGTATCACTACCTTGCGCTGTGCCTTGCGTCCGAAGCTGCCTGAACCGTCGCTTTGATTACCAGACTCTGTGACCCAACGATGTGGATAATAGTTTTCCATGCTGTCGCCACTGGTCGGTCTTAGACCGCTGTCGCTCTGGCTAGACTTGTAACGTAAGTTATCTGCAGTGATATCTACATAATTCTTGACAAATCGTTTGACATTGAACCCGCTTCTCCTTAGGTTCCATAACAGCATACCTCTGGGATATAGACTTGGATCTGGAGCATTGAAGTCTAAGAAATTGCTGGTCAGCAATGTTTGGATGCTGGCCGGTTGATCGCTTAGACCAGTTAGATCCCATCTAGCATCAGCGAACAGTATACCGGACTCCGAAGTTTGATCTGACTTGTCAACTGGCAGCCAGGTCTTGGAGATCGCGCTGTATCTGTATAGTGCTGGATAGTTTTCTAGATCTCCGGTGTCGATCCAAAGATCGCCCTCTTTTAATGGTGTGCCATTGATCTGTAGCTGCGGCTCTGTGGCTGTGATCAGCGGACCTGTAGCATCAGTGGCTCCAACACCCTCGCCGTGATCGTAGTTCCTATAACCAACCCAGGTCTTACCGTTGTGGACCATAACGTCTACTTGATCGACGATAGAGCTGTACCATAGCCTGTTGTTTTCTACCAGTGTATCTGGCTCGTTGGCTTGTATAAAGTAGCTCTGTCTAACGATCGTAGCAGTGTCCGGAGTTATAGTCAATGGAATCCAGTTAGATGCGATATATTCAGCTGTCCCGTCTGAACTAGGAGCAGCATAAACATTAGAGTTGTTAGCTAGATTGTCTAGTCCTAGGATAGTGCTGACAAAGTTATCACTGTCGCCTACGTCAGCAAAGCGGATCTCTCCGCCTAAATTATGTGAAATAACCACACGGCCGTCGACGATATCTGCTACCGTGTAAGAGAAACCTGCTTGAGAAAATCCTGTGGCCAATTGCTCTAATCCATTCTGCCCTGCACCAACTGTTACCGTAACGGTCTTGGCAGACAGGGCGTCTGATCCAGGTAAGCTTTCTTTGACTACAAAAGCATAAGTTCCTGCAGCGATAGGACTGGCATCAGTTATTTCTCTGGTCCTGATGATCGTAGCACCGGTACGTGATCTTCTCATGATTCTAAAATCAGCTACAGGGCTAGCAGAATCTTCGCTGATGTTATAGTGTACGAATGCACGATCAACGGCAAGATTGGCGCCACCGCCCGAAGAGTCGAGATCTGCTAGTGCTGATTGATTAGATGCATAGAACTTGACTTCTACGTTGTTCCATTGTGCTGTATCTGCGTTGTATTTTTTCAGTCTCCAACGAGCACCTGCGTTTGGTTCTGTGGTCTTGATCCATACTGCACCACTAGGACGAGGAGCAGAATCACGGGTCCTAAACTCAGGAACTTCAGTGTGAGGCTGTATGGCCAATGCTACTGGTCTGTATGTACCTGTGGCTATTCCGATATCATCTAGTATAGTACCTGATGGTAGAGATACGACT